GAGGCTGGTAACGACGTGCAGGGGAGCAGGAGTATCGCCGTGGGTGTCCGGGCTGGTTTCACCGCTCAGGGTGTCTCCACCGCTGCAATCGGATATCGAGCGGGTGAAACCGGACAGGGGTCGCAGGCGTTCGCCATCGGTGTGGAGGCTGGCAATTTCAGTCAGAAACCTGATGCGTTCGCAATGGGTCTCCAGGCTGGGTTCAGTAACCAGGGGTCGCAGGCTGTTGCCATCGGCACCAATTCGGGTCGGAACGACCAGGAGCAGTCTGCTATTGCGATCGGCACCAACGCGGGTCGTAGCACCCAGGGATCTTCATCCATTGCTCTGGGTGTCAATTCCGGTGAGTCGAACCAGGGAGAGTCTGCTATTGCGATCGGGAATCAAGCTGGCAAGTGTGGGCAGGGGAACGAGGCTGTAGCCATCGGCTTTGACGCTGGATTTAGCAACCAGGGATCGTACTCTCTGGCATTCGGGTCTATTGCGGGGTATATCAGCCAGGGTGCAAACGCTGTGGCTCTGGGATTCCAGACGGCTTACTCCTCTCAGGGTGCCAACAGTATAGCAGTCGGCACTCTCTCTGGATACTTCCAGCAGGGTTCGGAATCTGCAGCGATCGGTGTGTCCGCTGGGCGTGATACTCAGGGGGTTCGGTCCATCGCTATCGGAACGAGTGCAGGAAAGACGGTTCAGAAGGCGAACTGCGTGGCTATTGGCTTCGAGTCTGGGTTATGTCAGCAGTCTGCTAACTCCACATCCATCGGCTACTTTGCCGGAAAGACCAGTCAGAGGCAGAACGCCACCGCCATTGGTGCTGCGGCTGGCACACTGAACCAAGGTTCGGAGTCCGTTGCGGTCGGACACTTGGCTGGTGGGTCGGGTCAGGGCATAAGGAGCACTTCTATTGGGTTCGAAGCGGGTAGGAGTGCGCAGGGGAGCGGTTCCGTCGCCATCGGAACGAGTGCTGGTGACTGTCTTCAGGGATCCCAGGCGGTCTCTCTGGGTCTGGATGCGGGCAAGACGAGTCAGAACCCGTTTGCGGTTGCCGTCGGTTGCTTGAGTGGAGTTTACAGGCAGGGGAGTGGGTCGGTGGCTATTGGGTTTGGAAGCGGTGATCAGAATCAGGGTGCCAATGCCGTGACCATCGGTATATCCTCTGCTGTCTTCGGTCAGGGGAGTGGGTCGGTGTCCATTGGAGGAAATGCGGGGTATAGCAACCAGCAGACGCAGTGTGTGGCAATCGGCTCTAACGCCGCAAGCACGTCACAGCGCACGAACTCTACGGCGATCGGGGTGAACGCAGCGTCCACCAACCAGTTGCAGGACTGTACAGCCATCGGTTCCGACGCCGCTTCCTATCACCAGAGCCAGTTCGCCACGGCTATTGGGAGGCAGGCGGGGTTCATTAACCAGGGGGTTTCAGCGACTGCCATCGGCGATCTCGCAGGGACGAGCACCCAGGGGAGCGGCGCAGTTGCGATCGGTGGCAAGGCGGGTCAGTCCACCCAGGGCGTCTCGGCTGTTGCTATTGGAGATCAGGCGGGGCAGTCTGTTCAGGGGTTGCAATCTGTTGCCATCGGGGTGGATGCCGCTCGTTACAACCAGCAAGCCAGTAGCATTTCCATCGGATTCACAGCTGGCGCGTCGACCCAGGGTTCCGAGTCCGTTGCCATCGGTCCATTATCAGGGGAGTCCAATCAAGATGCGCGTTCCGTGGCAATCGGATATTCGGCGGGGCAGAAACAGCAAGGAACCACCTCCGTGGCTATTGGCGTCCTGGCTGGTGCGTCGACCCAGGGTTCCGAGTCCACCGCCATCGGCATTAACGCAGGACTGAGCACGCAGGGGTCTCAGTCGACAGCTTTGGGGGCATATGCTGGAGGGATTAACCAGGGCGCTAAGTCAACTGCGATCGGTTATCTGGCTGCTCAATCAAACCAGGAGGACGAGGCGGTTGCCATTGGTTCGCAGGCGGGTATGAGTGAGCAAAAGTCGTCCAGTGTTGCCATCGGCAAGTTTGCGGGAGAGTCTACCCAGGGGTCTCTCTCGATTGCGATTGGCTCCGAGGCTGGTAGGAATGCTCAGGAACCAGAGTCTGTTGCCATCGGTATCTCTGCGGGTCAGTCCACCCAGGGGTCTCGCGCAGCTGCCGTGGGCGCCTTTGCGGGTCACGTGAACCAGGGGAATGACGCTACGGCGATCGGTGGGCTGGCTGGGTATGACGGTCAGGGGTCGCAGGCGATGGCTATTGGCGCTGAGGCGGGCAAGTCAAACCAGGGATCTGCTGCACTTGCGATCGGGTTCAACGCTGGTTTTAAGAATCAATTCTTCAATGCGGTTGCTATTGGCTATCTGGCTGGTAAGTGCAACCAGAACAACAACTCCGTGGCTATTGGATTCGAAGCTGGTACGTCTGGGCAGGGGTCCAAGTCTGTGTCCATCGGGGAGACCGCTGGACGGTGTTTGCAGGGGGACACGTCCGTCGCTGTCGGATTCGAGGCTGGGTTTAGCAACCAGGGAGATCAGTCTATCACTATTGGTATCTCCTCGGGGTACGTCAATCAGGGTTCCAGGGGTGTCGCCATCGGATACGAGGCGGGGAGGTCCGGGCAGGGAGACAAGGCTGTTGCTATCGGGTTCGAGGCTGGGATGTCCGGGCAGGGCGACGAGACGGTCGCTGTTGGCATTTCTTCCGGGAACAGCGCTCAGGGTGACAGGGGTGTCGCCATAGGATATGAGGCTGGGTATCTATCTCAGGGGTCTGCGGCGGTCGGCATCGGCTACTTGTCTGGATATTCCGACCAGCAGAAGAAGAGTGTTGCTATCGGCTATCTGGCTGGCGAAACATCCCAAGGTGTCAATGAACCCCAATGGCAGTTCGGCTTCTCGACTGCGGTGGGCAACGAAGCTGGTCGTTATTCCCAGAACGCCTACAGCACTGCCGTCGGACACGTGGCTGGGTGGTCAGCTCAGGGCGAACTGGCAACAGCCATCGGACCCGGTGCTGGCAAATGTAACCAGTCTCGCGAGGCTATCGCCATTGGTTTCGGAAGCGGAGAAATCAACCAGGGTTCCGCGTCTTTCGCAGCGGGTTTCGGGGCTGGAGGGGGCAACCAGGGAGTCAACGCCACAGCCATCGGCTATCTGGCTGGGTGGTCAGCTCAGGGTGATAATAGTCTGGCAGTTGGTCGTGGTGCGGGGAGATACAGCCAAGATGTGCAATCAGTGGCTATCGGATTTGGGGCTGGAAGCTCGCACCAGAACGCTCAGTGCATCGCCATCGGCACCCAGGCAGGAGAAAAAGGGCAGTATACCCAAGCGACTGCTATCGGATTCAACGCAGGTCTGTGTGCACAGCAGGTGCAGGCGATGGCTATTGGATACGAAGCGGGTGAATCGCACCAGGGCGACGCCGCCACCGCCATCGGATTCCAGGCGGGCAATAGCGACCAGCAGAATTTTGCGTTGGCGATCGGTCATTCGGCGGGTAAGCTGACGCAGGGCTGCGATTGTATCGCGGTCGGTGGGGGTGCTGGCGAGTCCAATCAGCTGCAGAGGGCTATTGCCATCGGTAATCTGGCGGGCAACAGCGCCCAGGGTTCATATTCGATCGCCATAGGGTATAGCGCAGGACACGATGGCGTCACCAGCCAGCACGACAACTCCATCATACTGAACGCATCAGGAACCGCCATGACATCGCAAGACCCCAGCGCGTGCTACATAAACCCCATTCGAGACCTGGACTCCGCCACGGCTCAGACGCTCAGCTACGAGCCCACGACAGGAGAGGTCTTCCGCAACACCAACGTCGCCAAGACCTTCGTCATCGATCACCCCCTAGACCCGCGGAGGAGGCATCTGGTGCACGGGTGCCTCGAGGGGCCAGAGGGTGGTGTGTATTACCGAGGGCAGTGCAAGGTCAACGAGGATGTGGTGCTCCCCGACTACGTCAAGGCTCTGGTGGCGCAGGATGACGTCCCGACTATCCAGGTGACCCCGTGCAGCCAGCAGACATACTCAATCTGGGTAACCCCGTGGAATAGGGAGACGAATTCGTTCCGTGTGAATGGCGGAGAAGGGGAGGCTTTCTGGACCTTCTTCGCCAAACGTTGTGACGTACAAACGAGTGTTCTGAAATCGAGGGCTCGGGTGCGTGGTGATGGCCCATACACATACATTGCTACTTGATTGATAAAACCACCATACCAAAAATAAAAAACATGACGAGATAGGTACATTCCGTCTCCTCAGGGGTCATGATAGCCCTCCGGTTCCTGAACCGGGGCTGAACCCCCTGACGAGTAGGCGCTACGGGGGTGGGAGCCTCATACTCTCCAATCGTTTCAAATGGGGCGTATGCCAACATCCAATGATATCACTTACAAAGATAATTCTTTTTTATTCCTGCTTCCAGGAGGGCGACCCCGACGCTTCTTTCCACCGTCACCTCCAACAGACACCTCACGCATCTCGCTCTCTGTGACACTCACGATGTCAGAGACGCTCTGGGCGTCATCTTCCTGCGGGGCGCTTTTAGTAGAAACCTCCACCGGCTCAGGACGAGTCGTCATGGCAGGAGGGGGACCCATCCCGAATCCACCCATCAAACTGCTGAGATCCAGACCAGGACCCTGCATTTCCCGCCGACCCCCAGGAGCCGGCTCGGACATTGTGGCTGGGGGAGCTCCACCAGGGCGGCTGTTCTTCACGGCGTCCACCATGGATGCAGCGAGTCCTGGGTTCTGCTTGAGGATATCATTCACATTGGGAACAGCTGCCTTGAACATACTGTTTGTCAGGTGGAACATCATAGCCGAACCACCCAACATCATCAGGAGCTTCACCTCCGGGGCAACCTCCATCTTACCCTTGTATTTGTTATGTAGTTCCTCAAATACCCCGTCATAGTCATCCACATTCTCCATGATGCTCTCGGACCACCCGTCCAACTGGATCTCCAGGGGGTTGTATCGCTTGTTGAGAAACTCCAGACCAGTGACACAAGCGATTAGGGAACGCCTGGAGAATTTCACGGATTGCTCCACTTCGATGGAATACATGATTCTCTTGACCTCTGTGCGAAGGTCTTGGACTGGTGAGTAAGCATTCAGTTTCTTGTTTATGGAATACCCCTTCTTCTCCAGACGTGTTAGTTTATTCAAGAGGTCAGCCTTCTCGTCATCCACACTGCTATACCCATTACTCGGCTGTTCGATACCCCCACCACCACCACCACCACCGCCGCCACCAGGGTTGAAATCCCCATCATCTGATTCAGAGTCGCCACCTCCATCCTGACCCTCGTGATAATCGTGCTCTACTGGTGGGGGTGGAGCCTCCCTTGATGACTTCACCGGATTCATGAATGCACCCACATCATCATCCTCAAACTCCTCCTCGAACTGAACCTTCCTCTGTTTCCTCGCCTTTTTGACAGGATTACGGCGAATTGCGGGAGTCGGGTCGATCGTGACCTCATTCAGGAGGGCAGCCTCTGCGGAACTGAGGCTGACACCCTTGGAGTTGCCTCGGTCAAGTTCAATATCGATATCCATTGAAATCTAATGTCTTAGATGATTATATTCGATATCCTTTAACGCACTGTCATCCTATAATATTTTGTTAGTGTATTACAAATGTTCCTCAAGGCTCTCAAGAAGCTCGATAACCGTGTGCTCATCCTTCTGGTGGTCGGCGTGATTTTCATGCTATCCAAGTGTGGCGGGCGTGAAGGTTTCGCCGACATCAGGACGGCTGGCCCCGCCCCCAGCGAGGTGTTCACGGCGCCCCACAAGCTGGAGTGCGTGGCGGGCGCTGGTCCCTACGGGCAGTACAGCAAGGCGCTGACCCCGGGTGGCTTCTGCGACCTGCAGGGTAAGGTTCGCGCCAGCCACGACTATAAGATCGAGGATGGTGGTCCGTATGGCGCTCCCCTCGCTTAAATTATTTCACAGTGTATATCAATAATGGAATCTCACACCATCTTTGTTTCTTCTGAAAATCGGGATCTTTCCCTTTACCCGAGTGGAAACAACTACGTCCTCTCCCTGGTTACCCCAGTCAGGGAGGTTACTTCGGTGGAACTATTGCACGCGTCCGTGCCCAACTCTCTCTACAACCTGAACGACGGCACCGGGGTCTTCTCCGTGAGTGACGTGTCCTCTAACGCTGCCACCCAAGTGTTGGGTGATCTCTCGACCTTCAGCCTTCCCCAGGGATTCTACGGTGCCACGGGTCTCGCCAGTTACATGGCTGGCGCCAGTTCTAACGTCTGTGGTATATCGGTATCCTATCTCCAGAACGAGGGTAAGTTTCTGTTCACACGCCCCACCGCCTATGGACCCTTCGGTCTTTACAGCAATACCCAGGAAATGACCCGCATGCTGGGGTTTGATGACACCGCCACCCAAACTGTCTTGATGTCCAGTAATGTGGGATTTGCGGGTCCTCAGGACTTTCCGCTGTACTCCGACTTCCTCCTGACTCGTGGCAGGGAGTTCATAAAGTCTGAAAAGGTGGTGAACCTCGCTCCGAATGAGGGAGTCTTCTTGGACATCGAGGAACTTCGAACAAATTACACTCAGGATGCGGGACCTGGCAGTTCGAACAGGGCATTTGGTATCATCCCCATGGATGTTGCCAGTGGTCAAATCAAGCGTTTCAAGCAGATGACAGATTACAACATGCAGGTTAACTTCCCTGCTCCCATTCCCCAAGTGGATCGTCTCACTGTCAGGTGGACAAACAGATACGGTCAGCTCATAAGTTTCAACGGTCTAGAGGACAATTCATTTGCTATTAAGCTCCATACTCGTCGTGTTAATGCGTGTCCGTAAAAATATTCGCCACTAGTAATAATACAAATAGATGTCGGGTGGTATTGCCCAACTCGTTGCCATCGGCGCTCAGGACGTGCACCTCGTAGGCGAGCCGGAGATTTCCTTCTTCCGCTCAAACTACCGCCGCCACACCAACTTTGCCCAGACTGTGGAACGTCAGATTATCCAGGGGAACCCTGCGACTGGTCGGACCTCCACGCTCCGCTTTGAGCGTAAGGGTGACATGCTCTCTTACGTTTACCTCACGTGCACTGATGGCACTCAGATGACTCCTGTTATGTGGGGCGAGAAGGTGGACAAGGTGGAACTTCTCATCGGCGGACAGGTCATTGACACACAGGAGGCCGAGTTCATGTCCAACGTCGCCATCGACACGCAGGCTACGACCCTGAGCCGTAGCGCCATCGGTGGAATGTACGCTGGGTTCAACAACGCCTCTGCGTGGTTCCCGCTCCGTTTCTGGTTCTGCGAAAACTTCCAGTCTGCCCTCCCCCTGGTGGCGCTCCAGTATCACGATGTGGAGCTGCGGATCACGTGGGGCACCGTGTCTGCTTCGGATCGTTTTGAGTGTTTCGGCAACTTTGTCTATCTGGACAACCAGGAGAGGCAGGATATGGCTCAGAAGGAACACAACCTTCTCATCACGCAGGTCCAGAGGGCTGAGCCGTCTCTGGGCAAGGTTCAGGATCTCCAGTTCAACCACCCGGTCAAGTACATGGCGTCGTCCAACACGGCGGTGTCTGCCACTACGGGTAACGGTCTCGCCTCCGTCACGAACCGCATCAAGTTTCAGATCAACGGTACGGATGTGTCGGACTACAAGTACGCATCCCCGCACTACACTCAGGTGACCTGCTTTTACCACGTCCCCAACATGACGAACAACAACACCAAGACCTTCGTCTATCCCTTCTGCCTCGACACCGCCAAACACCAGCCGACGGGCACCCTGAACTTCTCTCGCCTCGACTCTGCACGGATTCTTTCAGAGACGGACAATATCACGAGCAAGATCTACGCAGTCAACTACAACATGCTCAAGATCAGCAACGGTATGGCAGGACTTCTGTATGCCAATTAAATCTCTGATATTAATAAATCAGATGAAGTTCTGGCAGTACGTGGTGCTTGCTGCATTCTTGTTTGTGTGCATGTATGATCCCAAGTCGGGTGGGTTGGAACAGTATATAGGCGCGACCCCGGGAGGCGCCAAGAAGCCGTGTTGCGACGAGGCTCCCATCGGGCGTCAGTGTGGCGCTTCTCATTACCAGTCTGTTCAGTTCGCCGAACCGGGGATGGGATGCCCCCGTGAAACCCCACAGGCTAAGGGTGGTGCGATATATAATCGTTAAAAAACTTCAGGTATATACAAATGATCTCGATTAACCGAGACACCGTTTCAATTGTTGTTGCGCTCCTCGTGGCAGCCGCTGGCTACTACTTGTTCGTGGAGCTCAAGAAGCAAAAAGGTGACATTGATCGTTGTAAAACGTTCAGCATTGAGTTGGCCAACAAGGTTCACGCCCCTGCACCACCACCACCACCGATGGCACCCCCTCCCGTGTCTGACGAGGCTCCCGTGGCTGAAGAGGAGGAATAAATTTCCGTGTAGTTATCAAGAGGACCATGAATGACCTCATGCACGAGGAACGGCATAAAGCCATAGCCATCCCTGTGTGCATTTCAGGAGGTCATCCCAGGTTCCTCACAGTCCGGGACCGAAGATTCAAAGACTGGATCTTCGTGGCAGGGGGTTGCAGGAAGAGGGAGGTGAATAACCCCCTTCGATGCGCCCTTAGGGAGTTGGAGGAAGAAACAAGAGGTGTAATCTCTTTGAAAGAAGGAGAATACACCTCATACACCTTCAGGGCTCTAAACCGGACAGATGAGGAACTAAGGGATGATAAACTGAAAGGCATACAGGTAGTGTCTGTATATCACGTATTCATACTATTTGTCGACATGACCCAGCACGAGAGAGATGACACCATTCACAAGTTCAACACAGAGAGGGCGAAGATGGACGCCATGAAGTTGAGACACATGCCAATCAAGCGCACATATGATGAGAATGACATGATGTTGTGGTCCACCCTCGAGGACTTCAGTCAGAAGAAGCAGTGGGATCTCATCAAATACAACGTCCTCAACAACCCCGAATTCTGCCGCAAACTGCACGATTCTCGTTCCATCTTTAATATCAAGAGGAGTTATATACACAATGCCCCAGTCGGTGGTGACTGCAGAATTGAAAGATCAGGCGGTTCAAATGGCAAGGGAGGAGAATGCCCCCCAAGAGACTGTGGACGTCCTCATGGGAATGAAGGCAAAGGACCTTGTCAATTGGATGAAGGAAAGGAGGATGAAGGCGAATTCTTCCCAGTATGGAGAAGTGGGCGACGAGGAGGATTGCGGAGTGCTGGTAAATCGTTTCTCGGCGATGTATAAAAAGTAGGGAATATAGTATAATAATAGAGATGATCAAGCAGTGGAGTAAACAGAATGCATTCAACAATCGAAAACAACTTTCACACGTGCTTATGGACGGTGGCGTCCTGTCAATCCCGTATGAAAGATTCGAAGAATTCAACGATACATACATCAATGCCGTGAGTCAGGGTGAGAAGGTGTTTGTGGTGGAGCAGAAGACACCAGTATACAACTTCTTCATGGATCTCGACTACAAAGATGATGAGCAACTGGATATGCATCAGATTGAAGTCATCTGCAAGACCATATGCGACAAGGTGAACACTCTGGGAGGGCAGAGGTGTATCATATGTGTCGCAAACCCCAAGATGGTGGATGATAAAATCAAGACTGGTATGCACTTGAACTGGCCTGGGTTGCGTGTGGATCAGACGGGGGCTTTGAGCATTCGAGCGCACGTGGTTTCCCTTTTGAGAAAGACGTATATGGCTGTCCAGTGGGAGAAGGTCATAGACGAGTCTGTGTATCGTGGAAGTGGGTTTCGTCTCCCATGGTCGCACAAAATGTCCAAGGGGAAGGTTGAAGATCCGTATCTTCCCATAGCAATCTACGAGGCGGGTGAGGGTGCGGGACCCTTCAAGGCTCGTGGAAAGTGGGTGAGTGTTGGACAGGAACCATCGTTAGAACACCTGCAGATGGCGACGGTGCGCCTTCCGCCAGACTCGGAAGCCATGGATATACAGCCAGGTCCAGACCTAAAGCGCAAGATGGAGGGTGGGTTCACCTCCGCACAGACGAAGAATGAAGTGAACGACATTGAGTTGACGGCACTTCTGGAGACGTTTGTGCGAAAGAATATGCAGGGGCAGCAGAATACCCGTCTCACGAAACTGTTCAAGAGCAAGACGGGGTTTCTGGTGAGCACACATTCCCAATATTGCGAGAATGTCCGCAGGGATCACGGGTCCAATCACGTGTGGTTTCTCGTAGATAGCAAGGGAATCATATGTCAGAAGTGTTTTTGTAGGTGCGACACAACAAAGGGGCGGTATAATGGATTCTGCAAGGACTTCACGGGTAGGAAGCTCCAATTACCCCCGAGTATTGTAAGGAAGATGTTCCCTGACAATAAAACATTTGACAATATCAAGAAGGCGATACTGCCCAATGCTGTTATCAATTCTGGCAAGCCTGTGTCTGCTAATCTGGCTCCTATATATACCAACAGTTTCCACGCGCCAAGGTATTAAACTGACTGGTATCAAAATAATGGTTCACGAGTTTTCTGGACTGAACCCCGAAGCGTATGGACACTTCCTCTCGAGTGTAACGATGTTCGAACGGAGTGCGGAAACCTCACCCACCATCGCAGCGTCCCATCTATACGACGCCATGGCGCACGCCACGGACATCGTTTATATGTGTACGGACGGCGGGGTGCTTGAGAAAATGGAGGGCATCGTAGGGGAACTCGCAATTCAAGGTGAGACTATCCTCATTCAGAAGTCATCCGAGATGGGGGTGCCTTTCAAGTCTTTATACTTAAAGGACTCAATGAATAATTAATAAATGACTGCACGAACACGTTCAGGTCGTGTGTCAAAAGCGCCACAGCGCTACGAGCCTGTCGAGATTCCGATCGACGACGATGTCTCTGAAACCGTTCCAGGGGATGACGAAGTGGATGATGATCTGGATGAGTGTGTATATTCAGATGACGAGGAGAGCGATAGTGACGAGGAGGACGCTGATGATGATGGTAACCTAGCTGGATTTGTCGTGGGGGATGAGGATGGGGATGAAGAGGTGGAGGTGGAGGTGGGGTCAGATGAGGACGAGTGGGATAGTGAATATGATTCAGAAGATGATGAATAGATGGAACTTTCTCCGCACGCTATACACCTCTCTATCATTACCCCAGAATCCGTGAACGTGAAATAACTCCTGCTGTGGCGAGACCTGGTCGTTCCTATACCAAACTCTCGCCACAACAGATCATCAGGTAGCCGTGTGTGCCATAGAACCCTGTGCGCCATCAGGCGATTCAGGCTGCGTTGTCTACAGGACATTAAAGTAAATGAAGAGAATAATGGAAACTGACCTTTCATCAGCCGATCCAGTTCAGGGTGCCGAGATCAACTTCAACGGTCTCCGTCCTGACCCCTATGCAGACGCGCCCCCGCAGCAGCAGGAGCACTACTCACCAGAGGAAGATGATCGCACCATGCTACCTCCCAGCCACCCACCACCTCAAGATTACATGTATTACGCACCACCTCCGCATATGCAGCAACCGCACATCTCAGAGCACCCGGCAAAGCCAGTAGATATATTCAGCAACATGGACAGGACAACCTGGGTGTTGTTGACTATAGCATTTGTTGTTGGTTTCTTTATAGGACGAGGGATGATACAACCTGTTATTCTTCGAGGAGGTTCGCATTGATATTATACCCATCTTCTTCCACCTCCCTTTCCAAATCTCGGAGAGCCATCTTCCTATCTAAAATATTCGTAGCCACATTCATGTCGAGGATGTCATATTCGCCATCGAACTTTGCCATATCCGAAGAGTTTTGGCCCAACACCTCCGTCTCATACCCCTTCTTCACATCACTCTCCAACAGGTACGTAGCCCGTATCCTGTTGGATGGCAATTCACTCACGTCCCTCATAACAGAGGACGCATCAACCTGAGGACGTGTGGTTTCTTCTACGAGATCCCGCATGTTCACGAAATAAAATATCAACCCCAAGGCTACTAAGAGGTTCACCATATTCAAAATGGTATTGAATTTGCAAAGTATGTTTTCCATCTACTTTTCCTCAACATTTTCCTTAGCCAATTCCTCCTCTCGCTGCTTCTGACGAACCTCGATCTCCCCCTGAACAATGGCATCCGCCTCCTTAACCAACTCCTCAATGGGGGCATCCGGCTTCTCCTTCTTCAGACGCTCCAACACATCAGCTGGATGGCTCACCGGCGCCTCATCTGGCTTCGAGTAGAACTTGGAGTTCTCATCCCCCGGCTTGATATACTCCTGGTCTGGGCTCTCAATCATATCACGCTTGCGATCCTCAAACATCCGAGCCGCCTGCTTCTGATTCTCACGATAACCCTCCATAATCTCCTGGAGCTTGTCGTTGGTGTAGTGGGAATCCTCGATCTTCGTGGGATCCGGGGGAATCAGGAGCCACTTATACATATCCACAACGTAAATGTCAAAGGTGCTGTCATCCTTCTGAAGGCGCTTTGCGTGATTAGCAGCCTCATCACGAGTGGTAAAGCATCCGCGGATCTTGATGCCGAACTTGTCGCACTTCTGTGGGGCCTCGGGTCCAACGACAGAGAGGCACGCGAAGAGCTGTCCGGGCACGGTAGTGTAATCCTGCTCAAGAGACATTGAGTGGTTTGATATATAAAGTTGTACCGCTTTATATATCAAAATGGAAGAGATTCGTAAGGCTAACAACCTTGTTAAGCGCTCTCTGATAGAGCAAGTCTGCAGAGACCGCAGGGGTTTGCAGGTGCTTGATGTCGGGTGTGGCTGTGGCGGAGATCTCCTCAAGTGGAAGGCTGCGGGGGCGAGGGTCGACATGTGCGACCCGGATCTTGATAGTCTGGATGAAGCCCGCCGAAGGGCGGATGGTCTGAAATATAGAGTGAGGTTCATTGAAGGGGATGTTCGCGCGTGCCCAAAAAAGCAGTATGACGTGGTGTGCTTCAACTTCTCCCTTCATTACATATTCTCAGATAGGGATACATTCATCCAGAGTATCAAAGCCATCCGCCAGCGAATGAAGCCTGGTGCAGTGTTGATGGGGTGTATGCCGAACGCTCAACACATCCTTGACGCTCTGCCGTTCCACGACCCCCTCGGAAACACGTTTCGTGCTTGTGGGCGCACGGGGTTCGGTGATTTCGGAGAGCAGGTGGAGGTTCAGTTGGTGGAAACGCCCTTCTACATCAACGGCCCCCGTCCAGAGCCGTTGGCATACAAAGACATGCTGGTGTCCACCTTGGAGCAAAAGGGTGTAATGCTGGAGATGTGGGAGCAATTTGATGGAACCCCGCTTCAGCAATTGTATTCGAAATTTTTATTTCGGTTATATTAATGGAGTTTGCATTAGTTTGCTGTGCTGCGGCGGGGTGCATTGCTATGACGGCGGAACCAAGTAGGTTTACGGAAGTTAAATTCAAGTATAAGGCGCTGAGGGAGCATTTGATAAAGATGGATGACCCCAGGTGGAAGCCTCTTCACACTGAGTGCGTGCTGGTGGGTGTCCACAGGGATTTGGGGAGTGGCATCGGGTGGAACACCAACAAGGGGTATGAGATCGGGGTGTGCATTGACGGAACTGTGAATCAGATTTTTCACGTCCTCCTCCATGAACTGGCTCACTGCACCGTCGAAGAGTATGAACATTCACCCCAGTTCTGGGAAAACTTCAGGGATTTGCGAAAGGTGGCGGAATCCATCGGTCTCTATGAGATTATTCCAGTAGAACAGGGTTTCTGTAAGCGAACTATCGTCGACTAAAAAATATCTGTTGATACTATAAATGGACAATCTAGCATCCGTCGGTCTTTACGCTGGCACCACAGGTGTCATCGCCCTCGCCATGGTCAACCCGAGCGGTGACAAGGGGCTTGCTCAGGAGTGGAAGGCGTTACTACTGTTTGGTATCATCCCCGCGATTATCAAGCAAGCTTCTATGATGTCAGAGGCGCGTATTAGCACAAAGGTTATACTGGTTTCATGCGTCGCAACGTTGGCGATCCATCTTCTACTTCGGGAAATGTCCGAAAAGTACAAGATAGCTTTCAAGAACCCATCACAGGCGAAGTCTGCTGAGGCCATCATGGCGTGGGGTGGCATCACGACTGTCTACGCAATGACACTGGCTGTTTCTATGTTCGCATTCAGCACCAGCAAGTTCAACAGTAGTGTGGTTGTAAAGTCTGCGGGCAACGTGTCTTCGGCGCCACCCGGTAATTTCCCAGGATCCGCGGGAGCCTAGGCACGAGCCATGAACCGCTGAGCGAAATAGAATACGAGGGCAGCGACCAGACCGGACATAACAAGACCGGTGGTGCCACGCTCCCCATCCACGAGAAAGTTGGGAATAGTCGTCCCAAGCTTCCCCTGGACGGGTTCGCTGAACGCCACAGAGGCGGCGAACGCCACCATAAGAGCCTGCATCTGCTCATCCGTGAGGTTCATGGGGTTCTGGGAATCAGCCTTGGCGGGCTGGGTGGCGGGTGGTGGACCCTGGGGCTGCATCATCATCGCAGCACCCTGATTGGGGGGCATCTGGGACGGCATCATCTGCGGCGGCGGACCCTGCATCTCCTCGTGCGAAAGAACCTCATCGATTGGCGTTGAATCCATCATTTCTCTGTTATCTGTTATACTATCTGTAGGATTTTTTGGTGGCGGTCCAAACGCTGCGGTCGGCTGTTCACGCACCGGTCGGCTGCTCTGGGACATCGTGGGTGGCGGGGGTTCCGCCTGCCCGAACGGAACCATGCCCTCTCCTGAGTCCTGAAGATTCATCGTTATCGGCTGACCTGCACCTGCCATGTGGTCTGATATATCGAATCAATCTTTTTTAAAGTTTTCAGCGCATACGTGTGTAGAGAATAATGCAGATCTTCGTAAAAACGCTCACTGGTAAGACCATCACATTGGAGGTGGAGTCATCTGACACTATCGACAATGTGAAGGCAAAGATTCAGGACAAGGAGGGCATCCCACCTGATCAGCAGCGCCTCATCTTCGCAGGGAAGCAATTAGAGGATGGACGGGTGTTGGCGGACTATAATATTCAAAAAGAAAGTACGCTTCATCTCGTGCTTCGTCTCCGTGGCGGGCAAATTATTAGGCAGTTCATCTGTCGTATGTTCAAGACACCTCCCACCTTTCCAATGCTGGGGAGGTGGTCCCTGAAGCACAAGTGTTCGAGTGAGGAAATTGTCGTGTTCAACGCAAACCGTGATCACTGCGGGGACAAGATATGTGGGAACCAAGAGGAGTACAAGAAGATGGCGCCTAGGAAAGTTTCGTGACTTTCGCAGCGGTCGTCGAAGGCTTGGCTGGACCCTTCTGGGCGTGATTGGGGTCATACCTCTGTTTGTGCATGCTCCACAATTGGGGCGAACAGCACTTGAAATTCTTGCGGATTGCAGCCCTGTACCAGAACACACAGTCTTCGATCTTGTTGGAGTGTTTGGTGTTGTCTAGAACCAGACATTCATAATTCTCCGTGCACGCATCCATGACCTTCTGGAACATCTGGAAGTGTGGAAAGATACCAAAGAATGCCTTGTAGAGCTTTTCTCTGTTCTGCACGATATTCTCGCGAAGGATGAAAACGTAATCGACGTTTGCTCTGAGATCTGGGGTCAGATCCATACAATACTGCATCGACAGCATGAAGAAGATCTTCCAGTGTCGACCGTTCATAAAGCACTGGCGGATGCACACATCCTTCATGAACTTGCGGTCGTACATACAGTCGTCCAGTAATAGGAATGCCCCAGGTGGTGTCTTATTCTTGATGGCGATGGATTTCTGGCGGTCCAGAACCCTCTCTATCGCATCTCTGTCATAGTCTCCGTATATACACAGGTCAGGGACAAATGATTTGTAGTGGTGATTGCCATCCTCCGTCGCAGACATTACGATGCCTGCTGGGAGGTGTTTCTTGTAGTACAGAACATCTGTAATCAGCGTGGACTTACCGGTCCCACGCTTGCCGATGAATACACACACCTTGTCATCCGCCATGGTGCGAGGGTCGAACTTCTTGAGCTGTATGTTCATAACGCTCTCTGCTATCCTCAATGAGTTTTTTGCCTGAAAATAATCCGCAGGTATAACAGAATGGCGAGTGGCCGTGTGGAGCTCGTTAGCACTGGCGTGCAGGATCAGTATATCACTGACCTCCCCACATTCACCTACTTTCACAAGCAGTATCGGCGGCACACCCGCTTCTCCACTGACACCATCATGAACTCCTTCGAGGGCGAGATGAACTTCGGTGGAACTCTCAGATGTATCATCCCTCGCAAGGGAGATCTCATAAAGACCATATACATCAAACTCAACCTTCCTATCCTGGCGGGCGCAGACTCGTCAGACTCCGTGGGGTATACAGATGGCATTGGGCACGCCATCATCGAATACGCAGATCTCCTGATTGGTGGGCAGACCGTGGAGAGGATTACATCCGAGACGATGGAGATCTATAACGAACTATACACCAGCGACTCTCACCAAGAGGCTCTGAAGCACACCGTGGGAAAGACGGGGACTCTGACAGGTCTGGGACCCGCATCAGGGACCGTGGTGGGCGAGTACGGCACCTACCCCCGCCAGTTCCTGGTAGCACTCCCCTTTTACTTCTTCCGCAATCCGAGCATGGCAATCCCCCTATGCGCTCTGGATAAGCATGATGTTGAGGTGGTCGTGAAACTCAGGGAACTCTCGAAGGTTGTGACGGCAGCCAGTCTCACGGAACAGCAACTTCAAGCGCTGAACATCGGAACCTCGAGCGTCACGGACGTCGTCCCAGATTTTGCTGCAAATGTCGCCATCCAGAGCGCTGTCTTGAGTCTCCAGAGTTCAGGAGACGTCCCAGGCACCGAGAATGTCCCCCCGAGCACTCTGGTCCCCAACGTCCCCCTGAAATTGGCAGGTAGTTCCCAGAGCGAAGTCGAAGTGTCAGTGCACGAGATCCCTTCAGGTATCACCGGATACGGTGTGCAGACCTCGGACGTCATCAAGACGTATGAAACCACGTGGCGTTCCAAGACGGGACAGTTCCCAAACCCCGATGGTGTGTACGGGGATTACCCCATTTCCATCATCAACAACGGAGTGTATGACAATCTGACAAACACAAGCGTCAACTCAACGTCCATCCACGTCACACCAGTTACGGATGGCAACGGGGACCCTTACTTCGACATCGCCCTCTACAACATCAACAACGTCCCCGGGGAGAGTACAAAGACCCTATCAAAGTTCCTGACCAACA